GAGTTGGATTAAAAGGTAAATTTAGAATGATGACAGATACAACAGGACAACCTTTAAATACAACTGAAATTGGTTCTGTAAAAAGAGAATTTATGGATAATGGTGTATGGGATAAAACAGCATCAACATTAATAGCAGGAGATTTCTCTCAAGCAGTATATGCAATTAGACAAGACGTTACATACAAAATATTAGACCAAGCTGTAATTCAAGATACAGATGGTTCAATACTATATAACTTAGCACAAGATGACATGGTTGCATTAAGAGTTGTAATGAGATTAGGATGGGAAATTCCAAACCCAGTAAATGCATTAAACGAAACATCAGCACGTTTCCCATTTGCTTCATTAAAACCAGCTACAACACCAAGTCTTTAATATATAGTTTAAAGGAGGCACTTTATAATGGATTTTACTAATCAATATTTAAGTTATCAAGAATATATAGAATTAGGAGGTACATTAGAAGAAGTGCCTTTTAATGAATTAGAATATGAATGCGAAAGAATAATAGATAGTAGAACACAAAATAGACTTAAAAATGCAGATGAAATTCCACAAGAGGTAAAAATACTTGAATATAAAATGTTAGAAAATTTACAAGGATACTATACTAGTTTACAAAAAGCACAAAGCGGTATATCAAGTGAAAATACAGATGGTTATTCAGTAACATATATTCCTAGTAACCAAATAGGACAATTAGTAGAAAGTAATATAGACATTTTACAAGGATTAATATCAACATATCTCTTTGGTATAATTGTAAATAATGAACATCTTTTATATATAGGAGTGTGATGATATGATAACAAATAATAAAATAACTTATTATCACAAAATATTAAATAATACAACAAAATTATATGAATGGAGTAGAGTATTATTTGAAGATGTCTGGGTATTTGGTGGCAAAGGTTCGTCTAAAAACAAAGGATATGAAAATGCAAATGATGTTGATGTAAGAATACCAATGGAATATGTGCAAGATAATAGCATATTTAAAATAGGAGATATAATTGCAGTTGGAGAACAACCAGATATTTCTAAACAAAGTGATTTAAAGGATGTTGAATATTATAATGTAACAAGTATAAACGTAAACGACTTTGGTAATAATCCACATATTCATTTAGGAGGAAAATAATATGAGAATGAAACCAATATCTACTATAAAAGCAGATTTAGGAATAGAGCCAAATGGTAAAGTTCAAAGATTTTTTACAGATACTTGTTATAGACACATGGACAAATATGTACCAAAAGACATAGGTAATTTAAGAGATATAGTTGATAAAGGGGTAAATTATATTACTTATGAAAGTCCTTATGCACACGCACAATATGTTGGTATAATTCATGGAAGTCCGGTAAGAAATTATACAACACCACGGTACAGGACCATATTGGGATGAAAGAATGAAATCAGCAGAAATGGATGATGTAGTAAGAGAAGTACAGGAGTATGTAAATGGAAATAGATAATTTAAGAGTAACTAAATTAAGAGCATATTTATTTGATATAATTCAAAACTTAAATGAACAATATGAACAAATAAATGTTAACTTTTTAAGTAATGATATAAACAATTATTCATTGGATAAGATACCAGTACAAACAGAAGGTACTGGATGGATAATAGGAAATATTATGCATAGAGATGTGTATAATTTTAGGTCAAGAATGAATTATAGTGCAGATGTAATTTCTAATATAGAGAACATAGGATTTTATGAAGCATTTGAAAAAACGATAAAGCAAAATAATGAAAATAAAATATTACCAGATATAGATGGTATAGAAAGTATTGAATGTTTAAATTGTGGAACTATGAATAATAGTACAACAAATACAGCAGAATTTGATATACAAATACAAATAACATATAGAGAAGATTTAAGCGATTATGATATGCCAATAGTAAGTTTATAATAGATTAGGAGGTGCAACAATGAAACCAATAGCAAAAATAAGTTGCCAATTAAATGGAGCATTCTATGATAAAGGCGAAGAAATAAAAGTAGAAACAATAGAACAATTACAAAAACTAAATGAAAGAGGTTTTATTGAGCCACTTTCACAAAAAGAAATACAAGATTATTTCAAAAAACCAGTATATAAATTTAATAAAGAGGAGGAATAGAACATGGGATTAGCAGTAATACCAGATAATATTGAAAAAATTAAGAGAAGTCAATTCATAACATATATCGATACAACACCAGCAGGAACAAATAGAACATGGGCTGTATTAGGTGTAGGAATTGATGAATATTCAGTATCATATAATCCACAAGTAGATACAGAAAAATGGATTGTAGAAGATAACGCAAGAAACGACCACACTTCAAATCAAAAACAAGGTTCAGTAACACAAAAATGTTACAAAAACGACCCAGAGTTTGCATTTGTTGCAGCAGGTAGAGATAAATTAAATTATAAAACAAATATACTAGATGTTGATACATGGGCAGGAACAACAGGAAATTATCCAGCAAAATTATCATCAGCTATAATAACAGTAACAAGTTATTCAGGAGAAGAGATAGAATATGATATATACTATGATGGAGACGCAACAGAAGGAACAGTATCAATATCAGATGGAGTTCCATCATTTACACCAAGTGCAAGTTTATAATAAATAAATTCAATAAAGGCGAAGGCAGAATATATTTGCCTGGCCTTTTTTTAAATAAAATATAAAGAAATGGAGATGTGAATTATAATGACAGACAATTATATTCAATTAAAAAATGATGAAGATATATTAAAATTAAAAATAAAAGATAGCACAGGTAGAGATACAGGAAATGAATTAGTATTTGATTTAAAAGATATAGAGCTTCCTTTGAGATTACAAGAAATGCAAGAAAAAAGCAAAAAAAATATAACTTATTTAGATAATCAATTAAATATTATAAGCAAAAAACAAGACCATAAAGGAAAGAAATTATTAAGTGCAAATCAAGAAGCTGAGATAAAAGCTATGCAAGATTTTTTTAAAAAAGAAGTCGAAGTATATAATATGTTTTTAGGAGATAATGGAGTAGAAAAATTACTTAATGGACGAAAATTAGGTTGGACTACATTAAATGAAATAAATAATATTATAAAAGAGGAAATAATGCCAAAACTTGAAATAAATATGAATAATATAAAAGAAGAAATAAAGAATAAATATTCTAATAAGATAAAACGAGATGATGTAATTGAGTAATCCAGAATATGTTAAAGTAGATAATAAATTATATAAAATTAATACTGATTTTAGAGTGGCATTAGAATGTGATAGAATTGCAAGAGATAATAATATAGGAGATTATGAAAGATTTTTAGCAATAATATATAAATTATTTGGAGATGATGGATTAGAATGTAAAAATCAAAATAAACTACTAGAATTAGGTTTAAAGTATATTACATTAGGAAAAGAACAAAAAGGGCTTAAAAATGATTTTGAAAGCAAATATCAATTAGATTTTAATAAGTGTAAGGGTTTAATAAGAAGTAGTTTTAAATTTGATTATAATTATGACCCATATAATATGGAATATTTACATTGGTATGATTTTTATAATGATTTAGAAAACTTAAGCACTAGTGAGTTTGGAACTTGTTGTATATTAAATAGAATACAAAGTATCTTAAATACAGATGTAAAAAATATAAAAGACACAAAGGAAAGAACTAAAATAAATGAAGCAAAAATATTATTAAAAGAAAGATATTGTATAGATGAAAAAGTAAAGATGACAAAAGAACAAGAAAAAAGTGCAGAGAAATTTTATAAAGCATTAGGTTTAATATAGCAGAAAGGAGGTTTTAATGTGGATGGTTGGATAACTATAGGAACAGAATTAAGCACAGATAAATTTGATAGACAAATAATAGAATTAGAAAAGAAAATGAAAAAAGAAGAAAATAAAAAAATAATTATAGGTAGTGCGTTGACAACACAAGAAGAAGAATTAGATAGAGCAATAAAAAAGACTGATGAATTGGCAGATGCTTACCAAAGACTTAAAAAAGTACAAAAAGATGTATCTGGTGGAAAAGCAACTCCTAGTCAATTTATGGAATTGCAAGGTTTGACAAGTAAATATGGTTCTTTAGAAAATTTAGGGTTGATTTTTGATAAATCTTTAGCGAAGCAAGATGCTTTACAACAAAAAGTAGAACAAACTAAATTTCAATATAATGAAATAAATGATAAAATAAGTGAATATAAAAATAAAATAAATAATATTAATTTACAGAAGCAACAAGCTGAATTAAAAAATATAAAAGATGGATATACTAATATTAGTAATACATTACAAGGAATAGGACATAAAGTAGGAAAATGGGCATTAGCTGTATTTAGTGTAAGAAGTGCATATATGTTAATTAGACAAACAGTTAATACATTAGCACAAGAAAATCAACAACTTGCAAATCAAATTGGAAATATTAAGTTAGCATTAACAAATATATTAGCACCCGTAATACAATTTATAGTAAATTTAGTAGAAAGATTAGTTGGAGTAATTGGGTATATATTAAAAGCATTATTTAATATAGATATATTTGCAAAGTCTACAGCAAGTTCTTTATCTAGTTCATCTGGGTCGATTAAAGCTATGAAAAAAGATTTAGCAGGATTTGATGAAGCAAATGTTTTAGGTGGTAATCTTGCTGGAGGAGGAGTAGGTGGTGGCCTTGCTGGAAATTTAAAAGATTTAGAGAAAATAGGAGAAGAAACTTGGAGAAAACTTAAAAAATGGTTTTTTGGAACAGAAGATTTAAGCTGGGAGGGAATTACTACAGCATTAAAAAAATCATTTGATGAATATATATTTTATTTGAAAGAAGCATTTAGACCATTAGGAGAATGGATAGATAAGAATATATGGAAACCATTAGAAAAAGATTTTAAAGGTGCCATTGAAATAATGAGACCATATTTAGAGCCATTAAAAGATGATTTTATTAATTTAGTAGAAGAAATAAAGCCATATTGGACTTCTTTTGCAGATTTTATGAAAAATAATATTATAAGGCCATTAAGTGATGAATTCCATAAGAATTTTGACCCAATAGGTAAAGATATATATAATGCGTTAGTACCATTTTTGAATGACTGTATAGAAGTCATTAATCAAATGTTTGGAGTATTTGGAGTACATTTAGATAAATTGGAATATGATACATACCAAACAGGACAAGAAGTAGAAGATAATTTAACAACACCTATGGAAAATGTTGAAGATAATATAAATGAATTAAATTCACAAGAAATTAATATAAATACAGATACAACTGAAATAAACCAAACAAGTAATGAATTAGATGATATGTTAAATACTTTATGGGAAATAGTAAAAACACCTTGGAATATAGTAACAACATTTACAACTAATTTAGGAAATTCAGTAAATAATTTATTTTCTGGATTAAGACAAAAATTAGGAAGTGTTGGTATAAATCTTCCATTTATGGCGACTGGTGGTATAGTAAATATGCCAAATAAAGGAACATTAGTTGGAGGAGCAATGGCAGGAGAAAGTGGTAAAGAGGGTATAGTACCATTAACAGACCAACAAGCTATGGCAGAACTTGGTAGAGAAATAGGAAGAAATGTATTAGTAAATTTAACTAATGTAACAACAATGAATGGTAGAGTAATAGGTAGAGAATTGAAAAATATACAAAGTGAGCAAAATTTTGCTTATAATACATAAAGGAGGTGTAATAAATGTTCATAGATGTAAATAGTATAAAAGTAAATGATAATTCGTGGGGACAATATTTACTACAAGCAGAATATCAACATCCAAAATTATGGGGAGAAGATACAGGAAGAAATTTAGCTGGAGATTTTAGTGGAACATTAATAGGAATATACCCTAAAATAATAATGACATTTAGAAAACTTACAAAATCAGAAATGGATATTGTTGCACCAGTTTTAGATAGTGCAAGTCAAACAGTTACATATTATGACCCAGCAACAAATACTACTAAAACAATGGATACATATACTGGAGACTGGGGATATATAAGTAGAAGTATGAGAAATAAAATTGATGATAGTTTTGAATGTAGTTTTATATCAATAGGAAAGAGGGTGTAATATTTGAAAATACATACTAATGATTTTAAATTACAAATAAAAGAAGCAGGTAGACAAATAGATAGTATAATAACATATATAGATGGTAATGAAGAAATAACATTGCATGATGAATTATATAAAGTTACACCACATTATAATGCTAATCTACTTAAATCTGTTATGAAACAATTAGATATAGAAAGTACA